ATCGTATCAAAGAACTTCTCAATTTCCTTAAACTGATTTGGGGTTAAAGTTTCAATCCAATCAGTCAATTCTTTTTTAGTAGAGTCCGCAGCAGACCAACTTTCCTCTGCGTTAAAAATAACATCAATACAAGAAGCAATTATATCAAAAGACCTATCAATACTTGATGAACTTTGATTTGAACTAAAATCAAAATTAGTTTTAATGAATTGGTCTAATGAAGGATACTTCATTCTTAAAACCAAATCAGTATCAAGTTGAATATCCCTCTTATGTTCTGGGTCTTCTTCAACTTTAATTTGGTCTATAAAAACTGTAATTGGAACTTGTGTTTCCCCATCATCACCACAAGTTATAATCAAATCAAGACTTTCTCCAACTGACTTACCACGAACATTTAAGAAAATGTATTCAATATCAAAAGTAGGCAGTTCTTCTACTTTAATTCCTTTTGATAAAATACAATCCTTCAATACTTGCTTGATTGCATTTGTAATTTCTTTTGTACTTTGACTTTCAAGAGCAAGAATTAATATCTTTTCTTCTTTGACTAGAAATGGTCTGTATTTAATTGTTTTTCCAGTTGATGGTAAAACCAAATCATACGTTGGTGTAGAAATCTTAGGTAATGGCATAATTTATACTATCATTAAAAATTATTTATTACTATATTGTCCCCTTGTTTCTTTCCATTGTGTACCTAGTATACTGGAAAGTCACCGTTGTTTTTGTGATTTGACTTCCCTCATAAGTCAAAGGCATTGCAGTTAAATTAGTTGGAAATGCATCAATCATTCTATAAGTTAAATGTGGAGTATATCCAATATTTTCTGGGTCATTACTATTAAAAAATCTTTCAAATTTTGTAATAGAAATAATTCTTTTATAGTCATCTGGATATCTGAATCGGAAAAAGTCTGGTCTTTCTTTTGCTCTACTATTACCTTGACCGACTTCACTTGCAGGAAGCCTACCCAAGTCAGAATATAATGGATTAATATAATTCATCCATTCTTCAAAAAGTCTAATCAATTGATGCCTATTATCCACATAAAAAGTTACTGTAAATTCTGGAAAAATTCTTCTCGTTGGAAATCGTTCAATTGTTCCTTGACGACTTCCCATCTCTTCAGTGACATCAAATTGTGCTCCAGGAATTATTGCTTCCGCACAATAAAAGTCATATAAAAATGTCTTTCTATTATCTCTAGTGATATCAGAATCACTCAACCACTTCATCAAACCAGTTCCACCAGCATCAGCATCTTGATTTGTTAAGTGTAAAGATAATTTAAATTGACTGGTAAGAGATAAATTTCCAAAAATATCTCTTGCTCCTGGAAGTCCGTTTTTTGGACTTCCATCAGTCATTTTAACATAGAATGGTCCTATGTCTGGTTTTCCTCTTCCTGGAGCTGGAGAAGCCATCTATAAATATTTTTAAGTGTTTATAATATGTATGCCTCGTAACGAAGATAGTAAATATAGACAGGGAAAATATAGACCCCACAACCCACAAAAGTATGGTGGAGACCCATCAAATATTGTTTATAGGTCTTCATATGAATTAAAGTTTATGCAATATTGTGATTTGACTGAAAGTGTAAATTCTTGGAAAAGTGAAGAATTTTGTATTGCTTATCGTTCACCAATTGATAATAAAATTCACCGATATTTTCCAGACTTTTTTGTGAAGTATAAAGATAAAGACGGAAACAATCGAACTCTTGTTGTTGAAATCAAACCACAAAAAGATTTAAAAATGCCTGAAACAAATCCAAAAAGAAGAACAAAGTCTTGGGTGTATTCAGTTAAAATGTGGGTAGTCAATCAGGCAAAATGGGAAGCAGCAAGAAATTGGTGTGCTGATAGAAATTATGAATTTAAAATATTCACAGAAAAAGAATTAGGAATTCCAGTCAAATGATAGCAGACGACATCAGAAAGCAAGCAGGCAACAAATATCGCAGTAGTGATTGGTGGACCAATTCACTAATGAATGAATTGAGAAATATACAAAAGAAAGACATCAATCAAGCAGATACTGGATTTATAAAACCAGGAGATTTAGTTTTCTTTTTATATTCTGCAAAGTATCCACAGAGATATGAATACTGGGATAAACATCCTCTATCTTACATTATAGAAATTAGTTTTGCAGAAGGTTGGTTTCTTGGAGCAAATCTACACTATCTTAATCCACAGTATCGTGGAGGTGTCGCACAATCCTTTCTAAATAAAGAAGGAATTATAAATGCACCCAAGAAAACTTTACATAAATACCTCTTCTCTGGAGTGATGACTGAATTCTTTAAAGTGCCTGAAAAAGAATGGAGAGAAGTATCGTTGCTTCCAACAGAGAAATTTGTTGATAAAAGAGGTCAACCAGTATTTAAAACCAAAGTTTGGGACGCACCATAGATGGCATATGAAGTATTAAAAGATAATTATTATCGTTCATCTGTTGGACCTTTGGGCCTTGAACTTGGAATTAGATACGATCCAACAAATGGTGACTACGAATTAAAAGAAAAAAATATACTTGGTTATGACGCAGTATCAGGAAATGCAATATTTTATAAAAACGGTAGTTGGTATAATGATGCATTAAAAGACCCGAATTTATTTACAGATGGGGATCCAAACAAACCAACAGCACTGGCGCAACAGTTATCGGAAGATATGCGAAGAAAGGTATATGCGGCATATCAAGCAAAAGGAGGTGCTGCTGGTGGAAACGTAGTTAATGCTACCGCAAGACCAGCAAATCAAAATAGTCCAGCAGGAGTAAACAATAGTTTTCCAGGAACAAATCCAGGAATAGCAACGGCAGTGCCAGGAGTAGGTGGTATATTAGCAGCAACACCAGGGTCAATAAATCTTAATGATACTGCTAATCTTAATTTTGATAGCAACAACGAAGACAAAATTTTTAAAGATAGTGGTCTATTACTATACCCAATTGATATTTTAAAAAATCAACAAGATACATTACAAATTACAATGTATCGTTATCAACCACCATCTGGAGACCTTTTTACAAATCCAAACTTTGATTTCTCATCAGTTTTGATAAAAGGATTACAAAGAAACAGTGCTTTAAAAAAACCAATTGCAACTACAGTTTTACCAATTCCTTCTGGCATTCAAGATAATAATGCTATAGGTTGGGGAGATGACTCAATGAATAATCTTACAGCAGCAGTTGCTGGTAAAGTTAGTTCTAACCCAATGCAAACAGGAATCACACAAGCAGCAATTGCAGCTTTGGCAACTGCGGTCCAGGCAAAGTTTGGTGTCAATTTGCCTAGTCAAAGTATCAATCAGATAGCAGCAATAGGAAGTGCAGCAGGAACTGGTACTGATTTAAATGCATTATTACAAAATCAACAAACCAAAGCAGCAATAACTTCATTATTATTAAAAAATGCTGGTTTTGAAGTTCCCGCAGAAACTATATTAGCAAGAGGTTATGGAATTGTTCCAAACTCAAACCTTGAATTATTATTCCAAGGTCCAACACTTCGTCAATTTGGATTCACTTGGCGTATGAGTCCAAGAAGTGCCAGTGAAGCAACAAATGTAAAAAGAATTATTCGTATGTTTAAACAGGGAAGTGCTCCAAGAAAATTAAACTCACAATCTGGTGCTGGTGCTTCTTCTCTTTTTCTTGGAACTCCAAATGTTTTTAAACTTTCATATAAAACAGGAAATAAAGAAATATCTGGATTAAATAAATTTAAGATATGTGCTCTTGTTAATATGAGTGTTGTTTATGCCCCTGACGGTCAATGGGCTGCATATGATGAAGGACAACCAGTATCATTAACTATGACTTTAAACTTCCAAGAAATTGAACCTGTATATGAAAGTGATTATCAGGAAAATGTTTCTAAAGCATTTAAAGGAGGAAAATACGCAGCAGATAATTATAGTTCAGTAAAACCAGACGATGTAGGATACTAAAATGTCGTATTTTAGAGAACTTCCAAATTTCGAATATATTGCAAATTTTCCTAATCAGTCATTCAACACTGATTATGTTGTAACTAAAAATATATTCAAAAGAGCAAAATTAAGAACTGATATTGCAAATGCTATAACTGCCTTTGAATATTACCAAATTATTGATAATGAAAGACCAGACCAAGTTGCTGCAAAAGTTTATGATAACGCAGATCTGGATTGGGTGATTTTAACAACCAATAATATTACAAATATTAATCAAGATTGGCCGTTAGATAACAATAGTTTTTATAAGTATCTTATTGATAAGTATGGAAGTGACGAAGAGCTTGGAAAAACACATCACTGGGAAACTGTTGAGTTTAAAGATGAATATGGACGTGTCGTAGTTCCTGGTGGTTATCAAGTTGACCCAGGAAAAACATTATCAGTTACAACTTCCACAGGTCAAAATGATTATACTTTAAGTGAATTTCCAAATGAAAACACAAATTATTCTATTACTATTAATTTAAATCAATATCTTCCTGTTTATAATAATGGAATAGAAACCACACAAGCAATCATAAAAGATATTGATCTTAACTCGTCTACATTAAAAGTTGCTGGAAGACAAAATAAAATTGATATTAATATCACAAATATTTTAGATGCTTGGCCCAACAGTTGGGGTGGAAGCACAATAATAAAAAGAAGAACTGGAAATACCACAGTTCAAGTTCTTGATATTATATTTGAAAATGATATAGTTCTTAACCCATTATTATATGAAATTGTTGGTGAAGAAGTAGATGGTGTAATCGTGCCAACATTTAAATTCAAACCACAAAACTAAATAAAATAAAAATCATATGTCTACTCCAACTCCTATAAGTGGTGTAAAAATAAAAATAACAACTGACATTCAAGCAACTTCTATCACCAATACAAATAAATCTCAATCTACAACTTCATCAATTAAAGAAGTCAGTAATTATGAATATGAAGTTTTAGAGAATGAAAAGAAAAGAAAGATTTTAATTTTAAAACCACAATACTTATCCGTCTTTATAAGTGATATGAAGAATATTATGAAATATGCAGAGTCTTCACAGTATATCGACCAAAACACCAAACGTGGTTATAATCCACAAATTACTGGGGTGTGAACCCTACGGACAAAAAAATACCCCCGATTTTTTTCGGGGGTAAAATGGATTTAAAAGTCGATTTTGAAATCAGGACTCTGCGAGTTTTTGAAAGTAAGACATCGCATCATCTTCATCCTCGTCATCATCACTAGAAGAAGAACGAACTGAAACAGTTTCTTTCACAGGACGTGAAACTTCAATCTCTTCCTCTTCATCAATCGTTTCAGGGTCTTGGAACTTGGGAGTTCCTTTGAGACCAAGAGTGTAATCAAGACGTTTCTTCAAATCTTCATAAGACTTGAATTCACTTGGAGCAACAAAATCATTCAAGTTGTTGAGTGATTTGTAGATTGTTTCCAGTTCATCATCGTCGTCAAGAAGAGCAGAAGGTGGTGCGAACTCAGATTTATCATAGTTCCAATAACCATCTTTCTTCACCAACTTCAGTTTGAAGTTAGCACCCTTCCAGAAATCAAAAGGATTGATTGGTTCTTCATCATCAAACTCAGGTTGCATCGAAGCCATAATCTTATCAAAGATTTTCTTACCAAACTTATAAAGGAACACTCGTCCTTCATTTGCAGGATTCGCAGGATCTTTTACAACATAGATATTTGCAAAATAAGAAAGTTTACGTTTACGATCACGAACAATATTTTGATTATCTTTACTACCAGTATTCCAAAGTTCACGGTTTGCTTCGCAAACAGGGCAATTTTGACCCAAAGTAGTCAAGCAATTATCAATCATCCATTTTCCATTTGATTGAAATGCGTGAGACCAAACCTGAACCCAAGGCAAATCACAACCTTCGGGAGCAGGAAGAAAACGAATGATTGCGGAACCAGTACCACCCTTATCCATTACAGGTTTCCAAAAACGTTCGTCATCTTTGGAACCAGTATCATTCAATTTTTCAACTTGTTTAATGAGTTTTTCGGTCAAAGAACCCATTTTTGATTGCTTCTTCAAATCAGCAAATGACATTTGTATTCTCCGTATTAGTAGTATTAAATGTTTTTTATAACAACTTTATTATAGAAGATCTATAAAGGGATGTCAAGCCCTGGTCCAACCTTTATGTTGGTTTCTTTTACCAGAAATTACGTGATGTATAGCAGAATCAGTTAAATTATTTAAATTGCAAAAATATTTTAAGTTATTTGTAGTATGTATTTTTCCTTCGGGATCTTTTATAATCCAAATTTTATTATCTCTTGCTACTTTTTTTTCTCTTACTTTTTGTTTTTGCTCTTCTGTAAGTTTTTTGCCCAACATACCTTTTGGTGATTTTTTTCCCATATTAGATAAACTTATTTTTCTTCTAGTTTCCTCACTCAAAACTCTCTTTTTTGCAGAATCAGATATTTTTTTTCTAACTTCTGGTCTTTTTGCTGGATTATTTTCACCTGCCATTTTTGCTTTAACTTCTGGTCTTTTTGCTGGATTATTTTCACCCAACATCTTTTCTCTGGGGGTGATGTAATAAAATTTTCTCGAAGTTTGTTTTGCTCTATTTGCAAAATGAGGATTTTTATGTACCTCATAAAAATTATGAAGGGCACATTCTGCCGCAAGAGATTTCTCGACACTATCAAAAGTTTCTAAAATAATTTTTTGAGTTGGTTTAAAAGTTTTGTCTGTAAAACTTCCAAAATATTTTATATCTTCTTCTGGAAGACACTTACATTCTCTTTTTCCAATATATCCTCTCCCATATTCCTCATAGGAATAATACACATAAAAATACTTTTTCATTTATATTCTATCTGGGTCGCATTAGTATTTATAAGGGGAACATTACTGCTCCCCACCTGAAAAGTGCGACCCAGACAGGCACTTATATTTAGTCAGTCGTCAAGGGTCTTTTCGAGATTTTCAATTGACTCTTCCATCTTCGCAAAGAATGTATTGATATTATCTCCCGATTCCAATCCAAACATTTTAGCTGAATCAAGAATTCGATTCTTCATTTCTATTGCTTCTGGGTCATCAGATAGAGACATTCTAAAAATGAAAACTTTTTGTTTTTCCAAAAATTGTTTCATTGTTTCTAGATGCTCCCTTTTTTTATCCGAACCAAAAAAAGGAAGTTCCAATAATTCATTGAAAAGTTTATGTTGAAGTTCATCAAGTTCAAATAAAGATTCTCTGACCTGTTCTGAATCAAAAAATCTGCTCATAAAACAATCTCCTTGAGGACTTCTTTATACTTTGCTATATCAATATTTAGGAATGGTTGATATTTTCGAATTCTTAGACTGACGGTTTCCCACACTGGGTCTGTTAATTTCTTATCAAACTTTTTTACATAACCCAATATCATATCCAATATCACCATCGTTTCCAAACTGATTGCCTTTTGAAAATACTTTTTGAGAATTTCTGGATGTTGATTATTTTTTATCTCAAACAGTTTTTCAAAACTATCTTTATGAATAAAGACTTCTGCTTCTGTTTTGAATAAGTAAAAAAGACTTTGGGATTTCTTTAACCAATTTGTATAAATTTGTTCTCCATTTTCGATAATTTCACCAATCCATAAAGATTGTGTGTCATTACATTCAGCAAAATTTGCTACA